CCTTCTGTTTCAGGACCAAACAATCCATCAACACCGTGTTTTGGTAGTTCATAACCTAACAAAGATAGACCAATCTGAAATGACTCAACATCTTGTTTGAATCTCATATTTTTACTGTCACTTCTTTCAATATCTCCTTGAATATTCTTGATATTGTCTAATAATTCATTACTATCAGCATCAACTAAGTCCGCCTTTTCAACCTCCTCATTTATACCTTTAGATTCAGCAATCTTCTCTTTAAGTTTGTTTACAAATTCTGCTTGAATCATCTTAGCAAACTTAACGTATGGTGCATCACCACTGTCTTTGTTGTATTTGTATTTACCTTGAGGTGGTCTTTTACTTCTACCAAAGTAATTCAATGATGAAATGTTTGTAATACATTTGTGACCACCTGAGTTCGCTTGAATCATCTCCCAAGCTGGTACACCTAATCTATCCAACACTGCCCACTCATTATCAGTTAGTTCTGTTGATGGTGTGTCCATGATTTCTTTAAGTCTTTCCATCTTCTGTTCACCACCTTCGATACTACGAATCTTATCACCGTAGAATGCTTCCAAATCTGCATTTGTAAATCCAACTGAACCTTCTTTAATACTAGTTTCAGATACCCATTTAATCGTTGATAATGGTATAATCTTTTCTCTTAGCTTGTCTTCCCATCTACCTAATACCTCTTGAGCTATCTCACCTAAGTTCACACCTCTAAGTTGTCTTTCTTCATTAAATGGATTACAAGATGCCTGTACCAATCCCATTGGCCATGCTATTACTAAGAAGTCAGCGTCAGGATTATTTTTAAATGGTGTATATCGGTCGTAAGAACCTGGTTTGAACATTGAACCTCCACCATATTGTACGATGATACCGTCCTCTACTCTTACCTTCTCACTTTCTTTTTGTTTTGCAACATAATCTTTTTGGTTTAATGCCATTTCCTCAGGAAGAGCATAACCATTCTTTGCTGCAATTCTATTAATGTTTTGGAAAATGTTTAATAGTGATGGTCTCGATGTCATCACCAACTCTTCCATAAAACCAGGTTTGTTCTTATACGCCAACATTAATTTGTTGGTCGCCAAACCTAAGGCCATTTTATTTTTCTGTAATGATTTATCTTTTTGTAGTTTGAATACGAAATTCATAATATCATCAGGAGTAAGACCAAACCTTGCAAAGTCCGCAGAATCAACAGTAGAAATTAAAGTAATATCATCCGATGGAAATATTTCCTTTGGTGACATTATTTGTGATAGTGTTGCCACATTTGAACGAGACGGTCTAAATGAAGTGGCAGTATCACCTTCAACACCCGTCTGACTGTCGTGGTGGTCTGTGTGAACCACAAACATTGGCTTACCATGAGCAAAGTCAACCAACACAGGCATTGTATCACCTTCAGCGTCTTGTTTCTTCACAGCGAATTCTTTATCACCATATTGAATGATTTCTGAATCAACTACTTTGATTCCGTTATCTTCCAAATAATTCTTCATAGCCAAAGCTGTTGTTACACCATCCAAATCCTGATGGAAGTATATTTTGGCTTTTGGATATCTTTCAGCTAATGCCTTGATATTTCTTAAACCTGATTCTTTTAATATTTTTTTCATATTATAATTCTTTTCTAAATCTTTTAGCCTCTCCTTTTCTCCTGTTTATTACACCCTGAACTAACTCAGGATTTTTAGGCCACATTTTATTATCATCTGGTAACATGTCCGCCGCTTCTTTAAATTTACCTATTTTAACTAATTTAATAAAATTAGAATTCCAAAGTCCTCCACATCCTGCATTAAATGCTATCGATACTAACACATCAAACATACTTTGAGTTGTTTTATAAGTACTTAGTTTTTCATCTTTCCATTTTTGAAACATTCTCCTAACACAATCAGCTGCTACAGTAGCATCTTCCCTTAAGTATTTTATAGCATCAGATTTAGTTATGATATCACCAACTTTATATTTAGAAGTGGAAATAGGTTCAGCGTGTCCCCATCCCATAGTTATACTATCATCACCTAATGCGTACGCCTTAAGTGAGGGTTTTCCATTAGTTCCGCTTAAACCTTCATCGACTTTAATGTGGTCCCAAAATTCTTGAGATGACCTTAATTTTGTACCATCTAAAAACTTTGATTTTAAGTTTTTAACGTGATTTTTAATTTTATTAATTAACTCTTCATCTAACATTCCTAACTCACCTTCCACATAGTCGTAGAATCCACCACCATAATCAAAAGTCTTTAGGATTCTATCAACTTCTTTAAAAGTTTCTAAAGTATCTATTTCTAAAACCGCTTTTAAAAACTTATCTTCATCAGTTCCTACACCTGAAGACGCATCATAAATGTTTTTAGCAATACTTTTCGCATCTTCATTTAAAATGTTATAGAGTGATTTAATATGTTTCCTATCGTTTTCTGATATTATTAAACGTGACATAAAAAGTTTTATTTATAAATATCCTTAATAAGAAAAAACCCTCACTTCGGAGGGTTGTAATTCACTAATGATGTTGAACATGCTAAGATATTATCGAACCAAGACCTTTCAGGACCTTTGAGTTCTTCTCTTTTAAACCATTTTATTTCATTGTCTGTTGTTGTAATTACTAATGTATCGTCATCAATTACTTTAATTTTTTGAATGTTCATCTAATACTATTTCTAACTGTTGTTGGTTTAGTTGGTATTCTTTAATTCTTTCTCTTGCAACCTCACAATAGTTTTTACTAATATCCAAACCTATCCATGGTCTACCTAACATCTCTGCCGCCAAACACGTGGTTCCTGAACCATTGAATGGGTCCATTACCACATCTTCTTTATATGAAAGAATCTTAATTGCTCGATAAGGAATGTCCATTGAGAATGTTGCCTTAGTTTTTTGTTGCGTATCGGCAAAGTAGTTCCATTGTCCAAATACCAAAGACATGAAATCTTTCTTATCCTTATCATCATACACCAACTTCTTTCTGAACTCACCCTCAATCTTTTCATTTGGAACCATCTGGTATTCACCTTCCCATTGAGGTATTCCCTTAACATCCTTTTTGTGTTTCTTCTTATACGCCAAGATTACACACTCCTTTGGATTGTAGATATATGGAGATGACGGACTCATCCAACTTCCCCACGCTGTGGTCTTACTACGGTGAGGTGAACTCTCTTCCAAGTCAACAATACCAAAGAAACCAAATCCAATTTCTTTCATAATCATCCACACCTCTGCTGAGAAATAAATTCTACCACCCTTTGCTTGTCGGTTGATTTCATAAGGAATGTTCAACGCAATACGACCATCGTCTTTCAACACTCTATATGCTTCTCTGAGCCACTCACGTGTGAACTGCCAATATTCGGCAATATGTTTATCGTCATCCCAACTGTCATAATCGATACCCACACCGTAAGGAGGACTGGTAACAATTAAGTCCACGGACTTTTCATCCATCTGTGACATTAACTTTCTACTGTCACCATTATGTATTTTATTTCTCTCCATTCTCTTCAATTACTTTTATTCTTCGGTCCAAATAAAATAAGGCTTTTTTCAAATCTTGTAAAGGTGGATTACCTTCTTTCTTTCCACTTCTAACAATATATTTTAAGACATTGAACAGGTAAGCATCTTCGTCCAAACCTGTAGCCTCAGCAATTTTAATAACCTCATACGGATTTCCCTCACCACCATAGTGGTCAGGATGATTTACCATTTCTTTACTCATTTATCTTTGACTTTTTAAGACATAAAAATCTCTAGCATAACCACTTTCCTCAATTATTTCTGATTTAATTAACTGTTGAAGTAACTCGCGAGTTTCATCAACAGGTAGTTTTACGATGTAACGAGCAATGTATGCAATGTGAACAGGTCTACGAAGTTTACCTTCGATTTTTTTCATGGTTTCTTTTGGTACTGACATATATTTTTTTTTAAGAACTAATTTTCCAACTTTCATAAGGTATCATACTATGAGGATGCTTTTCAAAGAAAGTTTCGTGAATAAAAGTATACTCATTTTCCTGCTTTCTGTCAAGATATGCACCCCAAAACGATAATGTCGAATTAGATAGGATATGCATATCACACATACTCATCATATGAACCGCAATATAAGGGTCTTCATCAATAAATACAAATTTTTGTTTAGGATAACCCAGTTCGTCAATGAAATATTTTGCCTTTTCAATATTATCTG